ATGGTAATGACGCGGACCGGCCATCCGGCGCCTTGTCGGTTGTATAGGTCGCCGTCCACTTCAAAGTGACTTGTCACGTTGTAGGTTCGGTACAGCCAATTGAAAAATGTGCGATCCGCTGCGCCAATCTCGCCGGCCGCCTTGCTGGCCCCGATAATCATGGTGGCCTGTCCGTCGTCGCGCATGGCTTCAAGGGCTTTTGCGGCGATCAGGTGGTCAATGGACTTGATGGTATAGCCATCCACCTTGACAGGTTTAGCGTTTCCGTCCTCGTCTTTCAATCGCCCAAACGGGGGGTTCATAATGACCGAGTCTACTTTATCGCCCGGTACAAAAGTGGTTGCGTCCTCCTGGGTCGCCTCAATGCCCTGGATTTCCAGCAACGCGGCGCGGCCTGGGTCCAGCTCATTAGCAATGACGTTATCCGTTGGCGCCCCAATCAGTAGCATGCCGTTGCCGGCGGTGGGCTCATAGACGGTGGTGGCTTCGGTGATGCCCGCGAGGCGCGAGCTCAGGAACGCCAGCGGCGCCGGGGTGCTGTACGCCTGTCGCTCCATGCTGCTGGAGCTGCGCACGTTCAGGTTGGGCTGTGCCGCGTACAGGGCTTGCAGCTCGTCGAAGACCTCACGATCTGAACGACTGGCATCGCGCTGGACAATGTCACGGGCACGGTTGACCAGTGCGCCCTCCAGCGCCTCTTGCGCCTGCTTCATCTCTTGGTCGGTCACGTCTGCGGGCTTCTTGCCCAGGTAGTCGGCGACAACGGCTTTCAGCTTACGGTTATCGGTGATTTCATCAAGGCGCTGATACAGCACACCGGACAGTGTCTCATCGGCTACCGGGGCAGTGTCCGGGGCAGTTGCCGGGGTAGTCTCTGCGCCTTCGGCCAAAATGTCGTCAATGCGAGCGTCTTCCACCAGCCCGGCGCCGTCCAATCCTTCCATCTCGGTGGACCGTGGATCGAACTTGGCGCCCAGATACCACTGCTTCAGGTACGGTTTTGCCATATCCCCAAGGTCGGCGACCATGGCTTGCGCGTAGGCGCTGAACGTCCGGGCGCCTTTCTCAATGTGGTACAGCGTTAGCGTGATGCCGGCCTGATACATCTCAGGGTCAAGGCCGGCGTTCATCTGGCCCAGCTTGGCCTTCAGTATGGCGCGCGCTTTTTCCGCGGCGTCGTCGGTGACAATGGTGTTTTTCGAGGCTTCAGGCTTCTGTTTAGGTGCGGGCTCTTGAGCGGGCGCCGACTCGGCCATAAGGTCTTTCAGCTCCTTACGGCTCTTGCCGGCACCATCAATGCCCAGCTCGGCAGCGTCGGCGCGAAGGGATTCCAGCTTGGCCTTGCGCTTTTCCTTGCCCGTCAGCGCGGCTGGATCGAGGCCCGGTCGCTCGGCAGCGTCACTCTGAGGACTTTGGTTTTCTCCGGCAAGCTCTCCAGAAACTCCGGGGTCGCGGCGGGTGACGCCCGGCGGGATTTCGCCACGGCCTGAGCGCTGCCCTGTGCGCTCGCGCTCGGACTTGTTTTCCTGGAGCCGCTGCTCGGCCGTTTCAATCGTTCCTGCTGTCCCATAACTAATTCCTATTCCGCGTTTGGTGATAACTTCGCCACTGGGGAGCTCAAATTCAATAATGGCCCCTTCAAGGTCAGACGCGACCGCCTGCATGATGCGCTCGGCTTCCTGCTCGGTCCTTGCTTGTAGCCAGAACTCATCACCGCTCGGGTGGTAGGCGTCCGCGTCTTGCGCCTTAAATGCACGGCCAATGGCTTCAAGCATTTTGTCGCCTGCGCCGTGGCTCATGTTGTCGTTGATCCACTTGAGCGAATCGGCATCCGCAGACACCTGCACCGGCTTGCGCTCATTTTCTGCATAGGCGCGACGATTTCCAAGGCCCGTTAGGGCGTCTATTAATAGCGCCTTGCGCATTTCTTTGTCGGTCATCTCATTGACGCGACGGCGGCCTTCCTCGTCCTGTCGGCGGCCTGGACCCGGCTCGTCAAACATATTTTCCTGGCCACGCGCTTCGGCCTTATCCACAGCGCTGTCACTGCCAGATAGGGTGAAGTCGCCCGCTTCGGCGTCGGCCTGCTCGCGTTTCTCATCCTTGCGGCGCTGATCCGTCTTTGCCTTTTCGGCTTGCTGGCGAACCCGGTCCCGGCGGGATAGCTCACCTTCGGTCTGTGTTTCGAGGTCGAGGTCTGGGGCTACTTCGCTTCTTGCGCCCTGCGATTTTCCGCCTTGATCTGCTCCAGCGGCGTTTTGTCCAGGTACTCTTTCACTTTCTGCCGGTCCCAGCCCCTGGCCAGTAGCCGGTTGGTTGCCAGGTACAGGGGTAGATCCTTGGCGGCCCGTTCCGACTGTTCCCGACTGATTGTTGGTTTGCTCATAAGCAAGTAACTCCGTTTTCAGGTCGCGCACGACCGGGGCTTTCTTTTCGCCATCCACCAGACGGCGGGCAGCACGGTTGACCATGTCGTTCAGCGCCGGGGTGGTGGATACCCGGTTAATCATGTCCAGCGCCTTGGCGCTTTCCTCGGTAATGTCCTTGTTCGCCTCGGTGGCAATCTGGTTGCCGGCTTCACCGGCCCGGCCGGCGTTCTTGTTCAGGCTTCCGAACAGCTTTTTATCGAATGCCAGCGCCTGGCGCAGAGAATCCAGCACAGACAAGCGCTTTTGCAGCAAGCTGATCTCGGCGGGATCGTCGCCAAACAGGCCGCCCTGGTTGCCTTGTGTCTCAGCAAAGCCGGCGGCACGGATTTCGTTCACCAGGAGCTGTCGCTCAGAGGCGGTCTTTGGGGTGATGTTCTGGAAAGCGCGAACGGCGGCTTCCTGCTGGGTTGAGCCTTCAAAGTTTGCGCCCACGGCGGCGCCGTCCTTCTCGCTCAGCTGCCCGGCCACGACCATACCAAAGGCATTGTCCGACAAGTTCGCCAGTGCTTCGCCGTCCAGTGTGACCTGCTTATTGGGTAGGTTGTAGCTTTTGCGGATCTCCTTGTTCGGCTCATCAATATCGCGGAACACTTTGGCAACGTCCAAAGGCTCGGCCTTGCCGTCCGCGATGTTGGCCATAGCCGCTTCAACGCGGGCACCGGGCACGTCGACGCCGTCAGCTTCATCCAGGATCCGCACGTTTACGTCTTTCTGGCCAAGCCGTTTCGCCAGATCCAAACGGTGGTGACCATCGGCCACAAACAGGGAGCCGTCGCTGCGGCGATGTACCAGGATATCCCCGGCTCGGTTTTCGTCCCACTTCTTCACGCTATCGAGGCGGCTGTCTACACCGGACTGATTCATGCGGCTGCGGAACTGGTATTGATCGGGATCGACTTGCAGCTGATCGACGGGCACGCGGTAAACGCCGGTCCCCTCCCCAGTCAGACCATTCTCAGATCGCCCGGCAAGGGCGGGATCCTCGGCCGGCTGCGTGCGGTTTTGCGCCTGATCTCTCATGGCCTCAAGCTCGGCGCGGGTCATGCCGAACTGGGCGCGCTCTTGCTCATCCGTCAATGGCGCTGGGGCTGGCTGGTCATCAAACACCACTCGGGGTGCGCCACCTGATTCAAGGTCGCGAACAGTGCCGGCAGGGCGGTCCTGCTCTCGTAGGCCTTTGGGTACAGGTGGCACGTCATAGGGCGTGCTGAAATCGCCGGGCATGTCGCCTGGCTGTGGCGTCGGGATATCACCCTCTGACTGCCCACGGCGCTCGGCTTCCTGAGCGGCGCGCAGCTGGTCCAGGGCGTCCCCGCCTTCCTGTTCTGCGGCCCGTTTCGCCTCATCAATGCGCGCTACCTGAGAGCGGGCCTTACCACGCTCAATGAGCCCAACCGGCGCACCAAGACCGCCACCCATCAGACCGCCGGCGGCGGCTTCGTCAATAACGGCTTTCCAGTCAACCTCGCTCAAGTTGTTGAGCAGCGACTCGCCGTTATTTTCCACCCAGTAGTTCGCGTGCTGGCCAATCAAACCCTGCAGGCCTTCGGTCGGCGCCTCGGCAATCAGCCCAATCAGTGAGCCCTTGCCGGCGGCTGCGCGGCCACTTTGAGCAGCCGTGGATCTCAGGGAGCGTAAAACGCTGTCCCCGATCTCGTCGGTAGCTCTGTCGGCCACGCCGCCGGCGCCTGCCTTGCGCAGCAAATGGAACGGTAGCAGAGCGTCTAAAGAACCCGCCAATACACCGTGCGCCAGGGAGACGTCCAGCGTCTCAGTCTCGCCCATGATTGAGCCAGTTTCCATGCCGGATGACGCGAGCATCGCGCCAATGCCCTGACCGGCCCTTATGGCCGATTGCTTGGCCACTTCCCCCGCCAGTACACGCCCCGCCACGCCACCGATACCACCACCTGCAAGCGACACGGCCAGCGTTGGTAGCAGGTTGCCGGCGGTATAGCGCGCCCAGTTAAAGGCATCGCCGGCCCCGCGAATGTCGGTAAAGCCGTAGTCCAAGGCGTTCTCACCCGCCTCGGCCATGTTTCGCTCGTACATATCCTTGCCGAAGTCCCACAGGGCATCGCTTTCAACGGCGGCGCCAGCGGCTTGTATAAGGCCGCCACCCATGCCCTGCACTTGGTCCACGCCTGCGGCCAGACCACCGGTAAAGCCGGGCGTGCTGTCGCTGTCTGGCTTGTCGCTGCCGGAATCCTGCCCATAGCTTCCCGTGACGAACCGATCAAACTGGCTGTCTGTAAAGGTGGAAAACTCTGGAAATTTGCGAATGTCTGACTTTATTTCTTCGTCGGACTTGCTGGCGAGGGCGGGGTTCTTGCTGCGGATCTGGTTGAGAAGGCTCATTGGACGTTGTCTCCCGACAAAACGAATAAATAACCGTGACACGTCACGCGAGGTTCAGCGATGGGGCCACGGCTGCGGCGCTGCTTCGGTGCGACCTACCCCTCTCCGTACTGGTCGGGGAATCGACGCTGCAGCAATCCTCTGTTCAGGCTAATCTGTTCGGACGCATTGGCCTGCGGGTAAATATCGGATTTACTGGGGTTGTAGTTCATTTCGGAAGACGTGAGCCCGTTACCCGGCGGGGTCGCTTCTTGGTCGGGGTTCCCTTCGTTGCTTGGCGCTTCAGGTGGCGGTGCATTGTTGCCCTGCTCACGTAGCTTCGCCTCAAGTTTGAGGACCGTGCTTTTTAGCTGGGTCTTTGCGCGATCCGACATGGCATTGTAAGTCTTTTCGTCGGCGGTGGCCCGATAGAGCCGAGCCAGCGTATCCCGGGCTTCGGCAACCGTCTCTGGCGACACGCGATTTTGATTCGCGCCACCCACTGGCCGCCCCATAGGTCCGGATTTTGGCCTCGGGGTGAGGCTCTTCAGGGCTTTTTCGGCGTCATCCTGGATCTTTTCAATTTTCTTTCCAAGATCTCGGTCCTTGCCTTTGGCGTCACGTCGATCAACTTCCTGCTGAACGTCTTCTTCAAAGCTGTTCGGCTCTGACGTGCCCGCGGGATCCGCTGATGCCTCGCCGCCTGCCGCCGGATCACCCGAGCCTTCGCCGGTGTAGTCCGATAATTTGGACCCATACAATAGAGCGTTGCGATTGAGCGTCAGAACGCCAAGCCGGTCCTCGTCCTCCGGGCTCATCACCCCGCCCAGATCGGCCGTGCTTTTGTAGATGGCCTCAATCTCGGAGTTCAGCGTCTCAATGCGCAGCTTGCCAAGGTCGGACAGATCACTGCCGGCGGAGTCGGTGGCGTAAGGCTCGTATCGGTTGCTGTCCGTCTCGCGCTGGCCGATGATATTCCCACTCTCGTCGTTCACGTCCTGGTAGTTTTCCTGCCCCAGCTCGTCGGTCAGCTCGATGCGCCCGCGAGCGTCGTCGTTTTGGGCGGTCTGCTGATCCAGGGTCATGCCGTGCTGCTGCGTGTTCTCTTCGCGCCGGAGGCCGCTGTTGTGCGTCTGGCGCTTCATGGTTTCCGTGGTCTGCTTTTCAGCCAGGAGTTCCTTGCGCTTGAGCTGGGCGTCGGCCCGAATCCGGTCACCAATGCCCTTGCCGACGCCTGCGGCCCCGCCGAGCGTTGCTTGTGCCAATAATCCACCTAAGCTCATGTGCGTCTCTCCTGTGGGGCGCCCCGTTGTGGGCTGCCTTGCTGCGGACTACCTGGCTGCGGGCGGCCCTGGGGTGCGGATTGCGGCCCTGGCGACTGACCTTTCGGTGCGCCGACACCCTGAGCTTCCATTTCTTCAATCATGTCCAGCAGTTCAACGTAGCGCTGGCGCTCACCTTCGGTCAGGGCATCTTCTTGCGCCTCGCTGGCAAACAGTGCCAGGCCATCAAAAAACGCCGCCTCGGCCAGCTGCTTTTCCTGCGCCGGGTCAATCAAACCTTGTGCCTGGGCCACCTCGGAGATAGCGCGAATCACTTCGATTCCGCCTTGAAAGATCAGGTCCGGGGCGATGCGCTTACCGCTCATCATTGCGCTTTGCACCGTCATGGTCAGCAATCGCCCCAGAAGCCGAGCCATGGCCTGCTGCGGGTCGCCAGTGGCTTCCACGGAGCTTTTCAGGGTTTCGATGCCGTCTTTGTCGTACACGAAAGTCAGCATCTGGCCGGTAGCCACGTCGTAGGCTTCCTGGCTGGCGACTTCTTTTTGCTCTTGTGGTGGCTTCTTCCCTTGCGGCCCGGGTTGGCCCTGGGGTGGTTGAGGCTGTGGGGGTGCGGGTTGCTGCTGTGGTTGCTGCGTCCCGCCCTGTGGGGGTTGCTGCTGCGCTTGTGAAATTAGACCTGCCATAACGTAAACCTCTAACCCATGTTTGGCCGTATCAGGCCGCGACTGTATTCGTTCATGTCCACCGGGGACCAGGAGAACGCTGGACGTCCTGGCATGGCCGCTGCCTGGGTGGTGCGAGCGTTCATGGCGTCCCGCGCCGTGCCAGGCGTGCCGCCGCCGACGGTGCCGGATGCGGCGACTGAGCCGGTGGTCGAACTCGACGTTAAGCCCTCTCCCAGTTCGGCAATGTCAGACGTTCTGCTCAGGCTCATGGCCGTATTCACCCCGTCGGCGGCCATGGCCCCGGCCGGACCTCCCAAAAGGCCCGCAATCGCGGCACCGGCGCTTTGCATAGACGTGTTGGCCATGGCGTTATCAGCCACCGCGGCGCCGTAAGAAGACTCGGGGTTGTCTGGAATGCCGGTGCTTGCCAGTGCGCCCAGCGCCTTTTTGCCCACCGAGCCGACGCCAGGTATGCCATCAAGGCCCAGCGCGCTGCCAATGCGACCGGCCGTAGCGCCGATCACAGAGCCAAAGGTGCCCATCAGGCCTTCCTTTTGGCGCCCCTCAGTCATGCCGATCGCCATGTCCATGTTCTTCGGTGACAAGGCGCCGGCCAGCTTATCTTCGTTCAGGGAACTGGCGAGGCTGTAACTCTCACCCTCGCCGTAAAGCCCCTCGCTCGCATGTCGGCCAAAAGCAGATCTCGCCCGACCGGCCGCAGTGGAGCCGTTTGCGCTGGCCCGGGAACCCACTCTCCCCATGGACGAGCCCCGGCGGCCATCGTTGGCGTCAACTGGCCCGGGGGTATCCCTGCTCGCCCCGCCACCACCGGTGGAGCCGCCGGCAACGCCGCCGTCCCGACCCATGGATGATCCGCGCCGGCCGTCCGCCGCATTCGGCGACCCTGGCGTGTCCCGGCCGCCACTGTTGGTACTGCGTCCGCCGCCACCGCCGCCACCGCTGCCGCCACCTCTTCCGCCACTGGACGATCCGCCGCCAGTGTTGCCAGATCCGCCGGCATTATCACTGTCTGCCATGCCCATATCAGCCTCCTATTTATTCATGCCGCCTGCAATCAGGCCGCCGTCGGTCAGGCTGCCGTTGGACAGATCGGACCAGTCGTATTGATTCATGTCTATGTCCGGCGCTTGCGAGAGGGATACCTTGCGCTCCCAGGCCTTATCCGACTCTCGACGGGTGGCCTTCTGCTGATCCTTTTGCACCAGATACCCGGCCCCGGCGGTTGCTGCGCCGGTCAGGGCGTTGGCCGCCCACTCGTTCTCATTCAGGTATGTGGCTGCGCCTACAAAGGCTCCCGATACACCTTCTGCAATATCGTTAATCCACTCCATACACTACTCCTTGCGCCGCAGCGACATTACAGGTTGGCCCAGTTCTGTTCCCACATGGGCTGGGACTTGAACAGCGCTTCCAGGCCGGCCATGTCCGCATCCCGCATAGCGATTTGCTGGCTAATCATTTTTTGCTTTTCCGCCGCCGGAATGTCCGGGCTGGACTGGATCTCCGAAATATTGATGTTGGATTCGTTAATCATGCTGGCCGTGGAGTCCAGGAACTGGCCGCGCATGTTGGCGTAGGCTTTGGTGTCGACCATTTGATTTTCCTGGTCGAGCTGCTGTCCGGACAGGGCACTTCTCATCAAGTTGTTGCTGTCCTGCGCAGCAATGGGTGTTGCCGCATCAATCATTGCGCCCTGTGAGGCGCCGGCGGCCATGGAGCTGTTCAGCAAGCCTCGTGTGTTGGCGTACTGCTTGCCCTGTGTCTCTGCCCGCTTCATCAGCGGCGAGTCAGATTTGAGCATCTTGTCCAGCCGTCCGGCGCCGGTGATGCTCTCGTCAACTTTCACGCTGCCAAGGTCTGTCTGATTATCTGTTGCCATCTGGTGTCACCTCCGGGGTGCGGTTACTGCGGCCATACGAGTGCCGGCAGCTCGGCCAGCAGTTCGCTTTTAGTGGGTATCGGGCGTAGGCCCGCCGTAACATCATTCAGCAGCTGGGCGCACGTCGCCCACACCTCATCCCGCCACTGAACGCCTGCCTGCCCTTCGCTGGCAAACTCGGCGTTGGTGCTGGTGGCGTAAGTGCATAGGCTGATAATGCTGTCATAGCCACGCTCCTTCGCCTTGGCATCCAGGAGGCTCTGCACAACATCGGTCAGCGATGCGCGAGTCTGTTCGGCCACCTCTTCCGCCGTTCGGGTGTCTGGATACCCGTCGAATGGCAGCAGCTCATTGCCTGCTGCGAGCCAGGCTTTAACGTCGGCGTAAAGCTCGTTTGAACTCGGAACCACGGCTCCGCGCTTAATTCGGTCGTAGTCTGCCAGGCATACAACCGCGCCGGCGCTTTTATCATGCGAGAACATAGCGATCCTCCAAAGTTTCCCGCTGAAGGCGGGAGAGTGATTCGATCAGGTTGCGGGAGTCGGCCCACTTTGCATGACCGAGCCAGGCTGCCAAAAATAGGCGCAAGGCTCGCATGTCACCAGCCCGAGTGTGTGACTTGATCTTTCGCCTTGCCCGGCGAACGCTGTCTTTTCTTAGTAATTTGTACTCCGGGAAAATCCGATACCCGAGGAAGTTGACCCCGGCGGATACCGGGGTGACGGACCACTTGCTGAAGGTTAGTCCAAGAACGCTAAGGCAGAACTCGCCCAGTTTGTGGCGCAACTTCTTGAGTCGATCCACATCAGTGCCGAGCACTACAATGTCATCCATGTACCTCACAAAGTTTGACACCCCCTCTTGTTGGGCTAGAAATCTATCCACGATCGTTCCGTACACGTTCGCCCAAAGCTGACTGGTCAAGCTGCCAATCGGCAAGCCAACGCCCGTGCGGGGTGTGAATAGCTCGATCAGCCACTGGGTGTGCCGGCAGCTGATCTTTGCATCTATCCGGCGCCACAGTGTTGAGCGATCTATGCTGTAGAAATATTTTGAGAAATCGGTCTTTAAGGCGTGCACCGTTTCGCCTTGGCCGGCCAGCCGCCTCATCATCGCCTGGGTGTGAATGGCGCCGCTGTGCATGCCTCGGCCTTTTCGGCAGGCGTATGACTGGGGCAGCATGCCAGCCTCAAAAAGAGGGCCGATCACGCTGCACAGAGCGTGCTGTACCACTCGGTCCTGAAACGGCGCGGCGGTGATGGGTCGGGGCTTGGGCTCGTACACCCAAAACTCACGCGGCGCGCCTGGCCGGTAGGTACGGTCCAGGATGTTGCTGCGCAACTTGGCCAGCCATGCAGATTCATACTCTTTAAAATTCAAGTAACCGGATGAGCTTCTGCGACCTCTTGACGCCTTGTGGTAAGCACTCAGTAGATTTTCCGGGGCTGTAATCTTGGCGATCAAATTCCTGTGTCGCTGACCCAATGCGGTTCCCTTGCCCGGCTGACAGCCGGTCGTTGTTGGTAAAAGTGCCGTGCGCAAGTCTCGATATTGGCCGAAGGCCTCACTACGCCTTGTTTCACGAACCTGGTCTTGTGTTTCCCGAAGGAGGTCGGTGCACGGCTGACCACACATATGGTCGCCCCGGCAGGCCGTAGCCATGCCGGCGGGAAGATTGCCTGTCGTCACTGACGCCGCGTGCGCCGATGTTGCTGTTGGAGTTGTCCGGCGTGTTGTTCCAGTTCGAGGCTCGAGAACCCGCGTTGGAGCCGTTGTTCCAGTTCGCGCCGAATAGCGGCGATCGATCCGTGCACCACCCATGTTCAGCCCCTGCCTTTCAGCCAGGCGCCGACCATTCTGCCGACCTCAGCCAAATGCACTGAAGCCACTTCATGCTGATGTTGGGTAATCAACTTGCGTTTGGGTGACGCTGCAAATCGCAGCAGCCACCGGAGTTCGGCCAGGCCCGCGTCCACTTCCCGGATGCGACTGACCTGGCTTGACTTGCTCGCGCGGTAGATCATCCCCGGAAGGTGAACCAGCGCGTCTAGTAAACAGTCCCGGTACCGACTATGGCTCCGGGGCATGTTTTGGAGAATGGGGTACAGATAATCGACGGTTTGATCGTACCGCTCAACGATTGCCAGGCCCTCTACCCTTGGTGCTGCAGTCTTCACGTCGCTATCGCTCCGCTTGCAGGTTCAGGTGGTCACTGACGCCGCGTGCGCCGATGCGGCTGCCGGAGTCGCCCGGCGCGTCGGCCCAGCCCGAGGCTCGAGAACCCGCGTAGGAGCCGTCGTACCAGTTCGCGCCGAATAGCGGCGATCGAATGGAGTTCGTATAAACGTCGCCCCTGCCCTCTGCGATGTTCTGCCAGCTGGATGTGCCTGTGGCGGAGGTGCCGCTGATATCCGCGCCCCACTGGTTCAACACACCGGTAATCTGCTCGCAGCCACAGGCAGAGCGATGGCCGGCCTGGTGCTGGGTAGTGACCGGATCAGTGCCGACAGCCTGACGCTCAACAACGCCGTAGGCCATCGCCGTGAATTCCTGGTAGAAAGGCAGGCGCTTACCCGCAGCGGTAGCAAGATCAACAGCAACCCACCAGCTCATTGAGGTATAGGCGTCCGTGCCATTGCCGCCGTAGATGGAGGGCTTAACAGGGAGGCTGCCCCCTTCCGCGATGGTCACTCCATTACGGCTGTACCCGTTTACGCCGTACTGAGTGTCCATCAGATAGATGTCACCCCAGACCCTGCCGTCGATGGACAGTGCCATGCCCCGAGGGCCTGCCTGTGGTCGCCAGTTCAGATCCCATAGAGAACGCGGGTTAATCTCGCCGTCGCCGTCACGCACATGGAAGCCGCCGACAAGGCGCTCAGCGGCAGGCGGAGCGACATCAGCGCCCGCCGCCTGCAGGCTTCCATCTGAAGCCAGGTAAATGAAATAGTCCGTGCCGGGCAACAGGGCTGGAAGCGCAATAATAGCGCCGGAAGCTACCTGGACGGCGTTTAAGCCGACAGCGACAGTGATGATGCTGGCCGTTTGCAGGGTCGAGGTGGTGGGCATCGTCCACGCCGGCTGCGCTCCATCGCCTTTGACGAACATAGCCGTGGCGTTGTTGTTGATAGCCGTGGCGTTGTTGTTGATAGCCGTGGCGTTGTCGCCAGCCTTCTGTTGCGCAACCAGTAGGGCCGCCATCCACGCCGCCGTGGTTCGTGTGTCGGCGGTCTGATCGGCGGTAATGTTGAACTGGTTCGGATCGCCAAAAGCAGCGGCCTTCTGCATGTAATGGAAGGCGGAATACTTGCCCGTCTCTACCGCTACATCTTCCAGCTCGCTGGCCCACTTCCGGGCAGCGGACTCAGACCCGGAAGCTGCGGTGGCAGCGCCTGAAGCCGTGTTGGCGCTACCGGAAGCGTCGGTAGCGCTATCGCCGGCAGCGGTGGCCGCTGCAATAGCGTCGGCGCGGGCCTGGTTGTAGTCGGCGCTGCGAACCAGCATGGGTGACCAGTAGGTGGCGCCCCCGGAATCGGCTGGACTGGTTCCGGTAATGGCTGCGATACAGGTGTAAGACTGGCCATCGTCTTCAATGCAGTCATACACCAAGTATGGGGTCAGCGCATCGTAGGCGCCTTTCCAGTTGAAACGGACTCGGCCAAGGTTGAGGGTTGGCATTATAAGGTTACCTCCAGTTCGCCAGCGGCGTTAACGGTGAAATTGTTGGCGTCGGAGTAGCCAGCAAAGTGTGCAATCAGATCCGGACCGCTCAGCTCAAAGTTGAGAAAGTCCATGGTGGTGGTGCTGTTGATGTTCTGAGCCACCAGCGCGGCATCGTCGGCGGCATTGCTGGCTGTCAGCGCGTCGACATTGACCTGCACAGCGGTGTCATTGACGGCCTGTTCCACGCCTTGCACGCCAGTCTCGCTCGCCGCCGCTGCCTGAGCTGAGTTGCCAGCCTCCCCGGCTGCCTGCACGGCCGTGGCTTCGGCGCCGGTGGCGCTTTGCTCCAGCTGCACCACCCGACCCTCAGCGGCGGCAACAGCGAGACGTGAGCCTCGGGCTGACTGCTCACTGGACTGCGCATCCAGAGAGTAGAAGGCTGCACCCCGAAGGCCGTTATCGACCACATCAAGACTGACAGCCCACTGTTTCGCTTTGTCCCTGGCTGCCTCGGCAGCAATGCGGGCAATCCGCACGGTGTCCGCGTCAATCGCCAGATACCAGATCGACGTGTCAGTGAAAGCCGAAACCGATCCGGAGGTGTGTTTGGCCAGAATCAGCACGTACAGGTTGGTGGTGACGGGATCGCGCACCACGTCGTTGAGGAAGTAGTCTGTGTTGGCCGTCCAGTCGCCCCGATTGAAGAAGCCGGATACCAGCGCCAGATCGCCATTCGCATCAAAGCCCAGCACGCGGTTACGGCGCTGTAAGGCGGTGGCGTTGAACTGCTGGCTCGCCATGCCGTCCACAAAGGGGAATTTCAGCGCCCGGCGCGTGTCCTCCTCGGCCGACTCAAAGGCGGTCTGGATGCTGTCAAACTTGGCGTCAACGGCGTCGGCCTCGACGGTCGTGCCTGGCTGAAGGCGCTGGCCCTCATCAGAGTTGTCGTAATAAACTTTAACCACGGCGGTCTCTCCTGATATCGAAACTCAAGTCGTATCCCAGCAGCTCATGAGGCTGACTGCTGGACTCCGAGTAGATGGCGAAGTTGATCGAGGTTCCGGTACCGGTTATGTCCAGCGGCTCCTGGCCAAGAAACGGCACGGACCACTGGAACTCGCCCCAATTAGCGACATTCCAAAGCCCGCCACCCAGCATGAAGTCAATCGCCTGCCGGCGCGACGTAGCCGTTTCTATGTCGCCATAGTCAAAATCCGGCCACAGCCAGATGCTGGCGTCACTGCCGGATCGCACGTCAAAGAACGCCCGGCGGAAGCGCTTGCGGGTGGAGGGGGATTTCAGATCGGTGTACGCCAGGGTGAAAAAGGCGCGGATCGGCTGGCCGTTGAAGCTGTTGCCGCTGTCCAGGCGGTACACCAAGCCTTTGTCGTCACCGAACATCAGAAATTCTTCACCGGAGGACAGTTCGGTGCTGTGACATACCGCTACCTGGTCAGGAAAGTTGACCTGCGTGATCCCGTTAGGGCTCAGGTAAAAGCCGGTACCGTTGTCGAAGAACACCCGGTACTGCGCTTTGGTGCGCGATACGCTGCTGGCCACCACTCGATCTGCCAAGCCACCACCCGAAAATAGCGGCTCCACCGGCGCGCCTGGCTGCAGGGCGGTAAAATCCCCGAAATCTTGCGCCGCACGTAAGGTGGTAATGCCGCGCTCCGTGACAAAGTACGGCATCATTAGGGACTGAGCCGAGTAGGCCCGCGCCCCCACGCCGGGCACGGTCACCTCCAACGCAAAGTTAGCGGCGCTGGAGCCCCGGAGCGTCTGCACGCTGTCTCGGGTCTGGACGTGGAGCACGCCACCGACACCTTTCAGAAGACCCGTCAACATTTGGCCAACGCCGATTTCGCCGGCGCCGCCCGTGGCTGCGTCCCAATTCTCCGGCGCGCCGATGCCAGAATGCTGAATGCTGCCCAGCGGGAATCCCAGGAACAGGTGATTCCGGTGGAGCGAAATCATGGTTGCCCCGGCTTGCGCGTTTGATAGCTCAGTCAGGGTGCCATCCTGCTTTAGCTCGAAAGGCTTGCCCCCGCCCACGCCATACAGCGTGTTTCCGGTATCGGTGGCGTAAGGGTTGCCCTCATCGAACTCATGGCGATTGGGTGCCAGCTCGCCACCCACACCGACAACCGCCCAGGTGGTCTGATCCAGACTCAGGCGGTACAGGGTCGCGGTACCGGAAACGGCATCTTCCCGGATGGCATACTGGCGATCATAGAATGACGCCACCCCAAGAACAGAGCCTTGGCCTGGTACCTCCGGCCCCAGCTGCGCGTAACCGTCAATGCGACGATAGCCGCCGGTCACGGGCGCCTCGTAGTTCACGCACGACGACACGGTACCGGGATTGGCTTGGCGGGTTGGCGTCACCAGATCCAAGCCACCCCCGAGTTTTATATAGACGGATCGACTCACGCTAACGGCCCTCCCGAGACAATGGCCGGAAGCTCTGACAGCTCCATTTCACCCATAATGCGAGACTCGCCGCTGCGCGCTGCCTGGACTACCTCTGGGGCGTTTTCGTACAGCCCGTAATAGAGCATGGCCCGGTACACGATAATCATGTGGTAACGCTCAGGGAGCCTTGGTGTAGCGCCGCCTTCGGTCAATTTCTGAGGAGTGCGCCAATATTCAAAGGTAATCTGCCCGTCCTGCTTGGGCACGGTGTCCAGTACCAGGGTCAGATCCGGCTTTTGAGTCAGGATTTGCGGGTACGCCTGGCCGCTGTCCTCCAGGTGATTCTTACGAAAAAGCTCCCACGACATGGCGACCAGCGGGCGACCGTTACAGACCAGCGTTTCCGCGTCCCATCGGTCCAGGTCCGCCGGCGGCGAGTATTGGCGAAAGTCGGCCTCGACCGGCACGCTGGCCTCGGCCCAGTCAAAGCGCCATTGGTGGCGACTGACCTCAATCTCCCGCCAGGCCTGCGGGATCCAGCTCACCATGCGGGCGTACTCGCCGTGCTGGCCGGTGACACTGGCCGGACCTGCGCCAGCCGCTCCTACCTCTTGTCTCAGCCTCTGGCACAGTTCCAGGTAGGTCATCGCTTAGACCTCGCGGATGATCTGAAACGGGTAGCTCTGGACTTCGGTGCGCTCCATGGTTTCCGGGTCGTATTGGTACTGAATTGCGCAGTTGAGCACGCCAATCACCGACTCAGGCACAATGACTTTATGCCCGCGCTGGATCAGGTGGGTCTTGCCGTTAACGCCGACCGGAACAGGTTGCTTATCCTGATCGTGACGAGAAATGATGATCTCGAAGCGCCGTTCATTCGCCGTTTTTTCAATATCGACTGCTGCATCCTTTTCGTCACTGACGGGCGCAAGCCCCAGCGCGTCGTCGATTTTTGCGCGCAGTTTATCGTCGGAGATGTTGTGCGGGAACGTCACGCCCAGATCTGAGGCGGTGGCTTCCAGCTCCTGGCGATCCATGGTCTTGGTGTTGATATCGCTCATAGCGAACATGCCTTTTCACAAAGGGAAAGAAAAAAAGCCCCGACACACGGCCAGGGCTTCAGGGGTTTACAGGCTAGAGGCCGCCACTTCTACGCGGGCCATCCAGGTTTCATTCAGCACCTTGCACACGTAGTAGGCTTTCCAGCCCACAGAGCCGCGCTGACCCAGATTGTCGCCGCCGCGAGGCGTGCCGGGGTTGAGCACCATCGGAGTCATCGCGCCAGCGCCTTTCAGCGGCACCAGTCCGTAGGCTTCTTTGCCGATAATGACAATCGGGTACACGTCGGCATTCGTGCCGGTGGTAGAGATCATGCCGTTTTCTGCACCGCCTGCGTCCGCAAAGCTGTCGAGGACGGGGCTCAGAATGTAGCGCACGTCTTCGGTTTTGCCGATTTCATACGGCAGTGCTTTCATGGTTCCGTACTTCTCGGTGGGTACAAAGTTGGTCATGTCCCGGATATCGGCTTCCAGGTCGGTGTGTGCGAATCCGATGAAAGCCGCATCCACAGGCTCGGTGCCGTAGTTCGGTGACGCGCCGACCATGCTAGTGACTTTCTTCGCCCGGTTGGCCTTCAGTGAGCGGGTGACCGCACGCTGCTTAGCCAGGGAATACACTGTATTGACGGCGCCGCGTGTACTGCCATTGGCAAAGAACACGTTGGTACCAGCGCGGATCGAACCCCAGGTCTGGTACTCGATGGTTTCAGCGGCTTGTTCGCCACACAGCATCGAAGCGTCGGCCAGAACGGGATCTTCTGCCAGGTCTTGAATGACATCGGTGATCTCGGCCCACGCGCCCCACTGTTTGATCTGTACTGTCACGTCTTCGTAAGCCATTTGCTGGCTGGATGGGGTGACGCCTTCGCTCAGGGGCACGGTAATAAGCGCGAAAGGGATAGGGCGGCGGAACTTGACCGTATCGGCCTTGTTCTTGGGCAGTGGCTTAGACTGGCCAAACTTGGAAAGAACCAGGATAGGCTCAGCGTGGGATAGCATTTCAGCGGCGGCATAGGCAGCGGTACGCTGGCCGATATCGCCATAGGTGGTGATCGCCATTATTTCTTACTCCAGAAAATCGAAAGGTTGGTTACCGCTTTTTGGCGGCGTAGTGTTCGAATGCGGCGTCGAACTCATCCGGCGCGCCCGACCGTTGTGCTGCTCCTCGGCGGCTCACGGTTTGGGCGTTGGCCAGTCGGCTCTGGCGCTTGTCGTGCTTCGTGACAAGGCTGTTGTCATCGCCCCCTACGCTCACGCCCTTGTAGAAATCCAGCAACGCGGACGCATCGTCGGCGCTATCGGAGCCTGCAAGGCCTTGTATTGAGGGGTTCTGAGTTTTCAGCCATGTGTCGAACTCGGGCGCATTGACCACTTCCTTCCAATTGCTATGCCGGTCCTCAAGACGGGCATACTCGGACTGAAGGTGTTGCTGATGGGCCTGTTCTTGCATGGGCTGCACAGCGGATCGTAGTTCGTTGACCTGCTGCTCTAGCTGCGACTGCTTGTGCTGGTCTGCTTTGAGACGAGCTTCGAAGGCGCGGGCCATATCGGGGAAATCCTCTTTGAACTCATCCCAGTCATCGACACCCATGGACTCGGCCATGTCGGTGCGCTGCTGTTCGTCGTCTTTTGGAGGTTTTCCGTCTTGGCTGTCTGTCTGGACAGGCTCAGGTTCCTGCGGTTTGCGCTGCAGGTCGTTGATCTGCCTTTGGTAAGCGCCTAGCCGTCCGCGCTGTGAAGCGTCGGAATGCTTGAGGCGCCGGTTTTCGTCTTCAAGCTTTTTCAGCTTGTCGGAAACGTCGTTTTGCGGGTCGTCCACGTCGGGGGCGTCTTTCTCCTCGGCGGGCAGTGCGTCCCGGTCTACGTGGTACTCATCGCGGTCAGAGGTGGCGCTTTTGGAATACTCCTCAAACGCACTTTCAAACTCGTCTTCGCCGGCGATGGGGTTATCACCCTGCGGCTTCTCAAGCGGCTGGTCAGTCATGTAGCGGTTCTCCCGAACGGCTGGATGGGGTTACCCGGCGTGGTGCCGGCTTACTGGTTGTGCAGTTTCTCTCGCAGCAAATAGCCCTCAAGCAGCCAGATTTTGCTTACTGCCGCCTGGCGAGCGTAATACTCACCCGTGGCTGAATTGAAATTGTCTGGGTCAGCACAAGCCGATTCGCCGGTCACTGTGAAGCCATTGGCCAGGGTGAGGCAGCAAAGGGTGAGCGTGGTACCGGGGAATATGTGGTACTGCTCTTTTGAAACTTTGTCTAAAATCCCGACCATGGTGACCGTGTTCTCTGTCGGCAGTACCGGCGTGGGTATGTCTTTCATGAGGCTCTTCCTGTGCGGGTGATGGGTCAGTGTTAGGGGTGGTCCCGAATGTTCGGGTCTTTCGTCTCGCTGGCAAAGGTCAGCAAATCGTCGATCACGCGGACCTGGCCCCGCAATTTGTCGTCGGAGGTGGTGCCGTTAATCAGAGACTGGACGCAAGCATCTCGTCGCGCCTGCAGCCACTGCTCGGTTTCGTGCCATGCACTGGTGTTCCGGTCAATGGCCATTAGTAGCTATCGAACCCCATGTCCTGGTTGCGTTGTCGTGCGACGCGCTCGTTCTGTCGGTCGGCGAGCTCTGCGGCCTTCTGGTCCCGCTGTGCTGCGAGCTTGGCGGCCGTTTCGCGCATCTGGATCTCCAGGCTCTGGCTCTCTAGGCCTACCTTGGCTTCCAGCTCGGCCATGGTCAGCCCTTGTTTAAGCGCGATCTCGGTGCGCTGGTGCTCTTGCTTGCTCTGCAGCTCCGCGGCCTTGAACTGGCGCTCCCACTCCCTCTGATCCTGTTCGGCCTGGAAGCGGGCGACTGCCAGCTTGTGCTCCTCCTGTTTCATTTTGAGTTCGACCATGGCCATCTGTTCCTCAGCGCCTGGTGCGTCGCCTTCTTCCTTCTGCTTGGCCGCGAGCTGATCGTCGGTGTACGTCACAGCGTCAACCGGCACCTGGAGCGTGCGCAAGATCTCACGGTACAAGCCGGCCCAGTTGGTCAGCTTGGCAAAAATCGGGTTGTTAGCGGCTACCTGGGACAGCATCATCAGCTTTTCCTGCTGCTCCTCGCGGGCAACCAGCACGCTTGTGCCTCGCGCCACCACATCGAAGTCGCCCTTAATCTCGGGGCGGTCGGTGTACATCATGTGGTAGTCGTAGAAGCGCCGTACCAAAGGGGTGGTCACGCCGTCGTCGAAGTTCTTGGTCGCGGATCTCAGAACAATATTGGAGTTGTTCATCAGCATCTGCATGCCGCCCAGAGTCTTACCCCCTGGCCCGGCGCCCATACCCTCACCCTGCAGCAAAATCGGCAGGTTGGTTTCGGTGTCGGCCAGCTTCTGAGCGGCTTCAAAGATCGAGAACAGCTGGCCCTGGTTGTTCTGGATATGGTAAGCCTTGAAGGCATCGCCCACCGGTTCGTCGCCAGTATCGAGCCATACCTTGTTAGGTCGGAGTGTCCAGTCGCCGTCTTGCGGCGTTACCGCACGCTTCTTCATGACGATCTGAGGGCCAGCAGACAGACCGGCGTTGTCCATCATCATGCGCCACGACGCATTGACCACTTTTTGCGGCTGGCGCATCAGATACGGCACGCCGAAGCCGAAGATCGAAGAGCCGTCTTCTTCCCAGTTAAAGACCGAGTAAGGAAGATCGCCGGCCTCTAGCGGATTAACCGCCGCTTTGATGACATGGCCGCCCACCATCAGCACGCAGCCGGAGTATTCGATCAGCGGGTCGTCGTCCACGTCCTCGCAGCCACAGGCCCGAAGCTCTTCTTTATCCAGCGGTCCCCAGTATTCCCACAGCTCGTACTTTTTATCGCTGACGACGGTATCGACACCCGTAATCGCCCGCAGTTCAGCGCGTCGGTCATTAGAGATGTGTTTGCCATCGTTGTCTTCAAGCGCCCGGCGAAGCTGATTGAGCATCACGCCTGGCAGGTCGGCCAGCTCGCGCAGCTGCTTGCGATTAAGCAAATTTTTCTCGAAGACAAACTCGGCGTCGCTCATGGACGACGCGGACATATCCGGGAAAAAGTCCCAAAAATCCACCCACGAAAGCCCGGCCCGCAGCTCTTGCTGCACTTCCATCGTGCTGCGACCTGTCTGCGGGTCGGTAATCCAGGCCCGGCGGGTGCGATTGACCACGCTGGGGCCTTTCAGTATTCCGGTACCCAGCTGACAAGCATCTTCGATCAAGTCGCGGGCGTGTGCGTTGTAGTTCGCTTCTGCGAAGTCGTCTTCAATCTGCTGCTGCATTTGTCGAGCGGCATCGTCGGCCTGCTCTTTGGCCTGCTCTCGCTCAGACTTCGGGCTTTCGTCCTGCTCCGGCTGCTCTTGTTGTCCTGGTTGCTCTGGTTGCACGCTGCCAGGGTCTGGGGCCATGAGTCCGGCGCCTTGCTGCATGTCGGCTTGCATGGGCTCGCCGTTGCTTGCGCTCATAGAGGGCACGGGTGTTGCTGACAGGCCGAAGTTGGTGTCGTCGTTCGGTAGCAGCATGTCGCTCATGCGAGCAATCGCGGCGCGGGTTTTGTTACGAGTGATGTTAACGAACACCTTGGACGATTTGTTCGCCTCCATGCGCTTGACCTCTGCCGGCGTGTACTCGCCGTGGTACTGCCGCAGATCTTCAAGCGCTCGGTTCTCGATCTGCTGGCGCGCGGCTACCTGCTCTTGCGCCAGCCGGTCAAGTTTTGAGCCCAGCATATTCAGGTCTTCTTCCTGGCGAACCTTATCAGCGTCCTCCGTGCTCATATTTTCGGTCTGCATAAATCAGTATCCTGCGGTCGCGTCGCCCGGGGCGTAGCTGCTGGTGGCGTATTGGGCGGGTCGAGTGGTAGCAATCGGGAGCTTCAGCACTCCGTAGCGCAAGGCATCCATGAGGTGGTCGTTCTCTTTCACGATTTTTCCGTTCTCGTTGCGCCGGTATAGCCGTATCTCGCCCAGCGTTTTCTGCAGCGTGCGGAATATCTTTAGGCGGCCCGTAGAAAGCCGATCCAGCGTCTCCAATAGCCCGGACTCGACGGCTTTGTTCGCTTTGTGCAAGTGAAGACCTTCATCTTCGTAAAGCTTCCACAGCGTTTTCCCGTCAATCTGCGAGCGGCCACGGGCGGCGGTATCAATCACGCCAGGTATCCAGTCGCCCCTTAGCCGAATGGCCTTGGCATGAATCGGCGCCTCTGCCATTCCTCGGTAATGCTCGGAGTAGGCGTAGACAATGTCGGTGTCGCGGTCGTGAGCAAGCCAGATCGCGGCGGTCTTCTTCCAACCAACGTCCAGCCCGTACATGCGGGGGAACCAAGGCGGGATCTGGAAAGGGTCAATCAGAATGTCTTCCTCCGGCACGGGGTAGATCGCGCCGGCGCCAAGGCTGGGGTTTCCGTTCATGCGAGCGTCAAGCTGATGCGGGCTGATGGACTTGGCCATGTCGTCAATGTCTTGCTGGTTAACGTGAGGGACATGATTCCAACCTGCTTGCACGACGTATCGACTCACTTACCGACCACGAGCCTCGCCGGGCCCAGGAGCAGTTCTTGCCCGGTCCTGGCCTTTGGGTAGAGCTGGCGAGCAATGTGCTTGCTAATAACGCCCTGCCTGACGCCCTTCTCCGCAATCATTTTCAGCAAGTTGTCGCGCACGACTGGGTTGCAGCTGTCTGCGGGAGCGTTGATCTGTGTGACGGGCTTTTTCATTTGGCAGTCACCTTCGCGTGCTCACTTGCACCGGGCGCTTCCTCCAGCTCCCAGTCGTCCCGGAAGGTGAAGGACAGGGTGTAATCCATATCCTCGCTGTTCCGAATGTCGATCACTTCGCCCTTGCGGGTGTGCATCCAGATTGTTTTCGTCATGGCGTCCCACGCCCAAAAGCCTCCCCATTCGGGAAGCTTGATTGCGTGTCCGCGCTTGAGATAGCTGAAAGCAGCCTGAAACTTCATTCAGCGGCCTCGTAAGTGGCGTCGAATATGTCGGGCTTGCAGGGATAGCGCTCACCTTGAACCCCGGTAATGATCCAGTCGCCAGGGCAGGCGATGAGCCCACCTTCCAGCGTCTCGATCCAGCCATGCTCGTGGAGCCTAATACCGCATCTTTTGCAGGGGGTGCCGCCGGCAACGTCCGGATCACGGAAGTAACGGACAATCTGGCCTTCCCAATCCAGCTGCTTCTGATGCTCCTGGCTAAACTCCACCAGCTCGCCGTTTTCGAAACCATCGACTGGCTCTGCGTAGTCCAGCGGGTGATCGCCGCTCTTAAACCACTGGGTTGCTTCGATAACGACCGGCTTCTTGCGAAACTTCATAGCGGTACCTGCTCGTGTTTGGCTTCTAGGAAATCGACAACCAGCTCAGTCAGGCCGGAAAGCGGTGTAAAGGTCATGGCGACCAGGCCGCGGGTGGTCATCGTTCGAATGAGGGCTTCGTCGTAAACGTCTTTCGGAACTTCTTCGTCCAGCCACACAAAATCCTGTTCCGTGCCCTGGAAGATCTTTCGACCTTGCTCATAGCTGCGCAGCATCAAGTGACTTGTGCCGCCGGTGACGTGCGTGACAGTGATCTGCTCGTACAAATTGGCTACGCCCCTCGCCGGGGTGGGCTTGCCCAGCAAGTCGCCAGGGATCAAGCCGGTCCCGAACTCGGGCGTGCCCCACAGTCCTCCGACCAGCTTGCTTTGGATGATGTCTCGGGTGGTTGTGCTGGTGTCGCCAGCTGCCAGGCATTGGACAGGGCGGTCAAAGCGATGCCCTGGCCACCAGGCCGGGTAGTTGCCAGTCATGTGGTAAGTAAGCTCAACGCCTCCAGCCACAGTTTTACCGACCCTGTTGGCCGCCATGAAAAGACGTTCTCGGTGTAAAGAACCGGCTTTGAAAAACTCCATGTGCTTCGGGTAGAGCTCGCGGCGATACGGTCCAGTGTCCGGAAACAGCTCGTTTATGAGTGTGTAGCGCTTTCGCCTGGCTTTTTCTTCCAGAGCTCTCAGTAGGTCGCGCTTGGCCTCGGCGCTGTCATTGCCCATGCCCTACCTGCTTGGACAGCACGGCAATGCGGGCGTCCAGCTCGTCGTCGGATACGTTCTTAGGCGACATCGAACCGTCGTCGCTGGAATGGTCCACTTTATCCGTCCACATTTTCAGATGCTTACCGACCAGCTCGTAGCCTTTCAAGGCGTTTGTGGCGTCGTACTTGTAAGCCGGGGCCAAATCCCCCTCGTCTGTAGTGACGAAGATGGGCGCGCCTTCTCGGTCTGTCACGGGCTCGGCTTGCTCACAGCGCTTGATGTTCTTGACGATGCCGTGCAGCACGAAGTCATGGTCGATCTGAGTGCGTGCAGAGCGTGCGGTCATGCGCTCCTGGATAGCGAGCTGAACCCCAGCATGCCCCAGCATTCGCGAAGCGTTATTCTCGGCTGCCCTGCCCTTGGCCTTGTAGCCAGCACGGTAGTAGGCTTGCGTGGCGTTCAGGTCAATCAGGTACTCGTCAACGAAGCGACTCTGTTGTGGTGTTAGTGGCTTGCTCATTCAGATACGCGGCCTATTGGCGGCGCCTCCTTAAATAGATGCCGGGCGTCATCACGACGTGCCGGCGGTGGTGCGAAGGCTGGGACTGGTATCAGTCGTGGCTTCCCAGCTTTAAATTACCAGTAGTCTTCGCATTGTGGCGGTGCCTCACGGCAGGGCCTTGGCGGCGTCTCTCGACGTGGCCTGAAATCGGTCGCGCTAGGGTGTTTCGAGTGCCTTGTCAGGACTTGATGCTGTACTTGCGGTAACTGCTATCTCCGAACAGAGCCGGTCCCCAATAGATCGGGTAGCGAATATGTTCGGGCAGCCCCTGGTCCTTCATGGCGTCAAGGAACATCCAGTCGGCAAACTCCTTACCGCGCTGTTCCCTGTACAGGTAGTCATGCACCCAGGCGGCTTGAACGGCTCGGCCCTTGTACAGCGCGTATATGAGGGGAATGCGCGGGACACTGTCGCCATCGCAGACAAAGCCCGCCGGCACGATGAAGGTCTTGCCGCTATGGTGGAAATAGAACAACGGCTTGATGAGACGCCACTTGTCACCCTCGACGTGCTCTTTTACGAGCGCCGTGAACGCCGGCAATGGTCCCAGCTCAACCGTCATGCCCATCAGATGACCCGGAGCGCGGCGTTATCTATCCACGTCAGCAGGGTATCCACGGTTTCGGTCTGGCCGGGATCAATCGCGCCCTCCCCAATGAGCTCGGTCAGGGTGGTGGCGGCTTTGGTCAGGGCCATGTCCAGTAGTGCCTGATCGGCCACCGAGTAGCTTTGCCAGCTGATCTGCTCGCGCACTACCTGATCCAGTTCAGCAATAGAGTAGGATTGTGTACCGGATACATCACTGCGCACCTTGGCGACCACGGACCGCACGCCTTCAGCGCGGGCCACAGGATCATCAGAGCCGGCGATGAAGCGCAGCGTCAACTGGCTGGTGACCAGGTGCGAGGCCATGGGGCTGGACTCGATCTTGTCCACGACGGCGCAGCCGCCGAGGGCCAGTAGTGCCGTTAAAACAACAGCAATGGTTCTGTTGGTTCTCATGTTTATCATGGGACTCTCCGTATTAGGTAAGGACGTTTATCAGGACCGCGATCACCGTCGCCGCCCCCAGCAGTAGCGACCCCATCACGGTTACGACTTTCCAGCCGCCGGCGATGGATCCCTGCCTTGTCCGCAGCTTTATCTCCACGCCCCGGATGCGCACTTCGTGATCGTCAACGGATCGCGCCAGCCGCTTAACAACTTCTTCGTTGCTGCTGTGGCGCTCTTCCGACCGCGCCATTGTTTTGCCCATGTCGGCCGCAGCGTCAGCGATTTTTACAACAGCACCGCGCAGTTCGTGCATGTCTTGCCGAGTTTCTTCGCGATGATCTTTAAGGGCCTGGAGAATGGTTTCTGTGTCGTTCACAGTCACTTCCCACCGGTGCGCATAAGCTCGGCAAGCTCAATAGCGCGAGAGCCGACCTGGCCGGCCCATTTTGAGTTCAGCATTTCAGCGGCGGCGATCTCGTAATTGCCCTGGGCGATGGCCGTCCACATGTTCTTGAAGCCCATCAGCCCACGGAACCCCAAGTTGAACGCCATGTTGGCGATCACAGTTTTTCGCATGAGGTCTAGCTCGCGGTACTCGTCCACTGTCTCCAGCTCGCGAGCGATCATCTCGATGTCGTTATCGAGCATGAAGTCGGCTTCGCCGCGAGAGATTCCAACGTCGTCCAGGTTTCGGCCATAGCCAACAGTGAGCTTTCCGACGGTATCCAGGTACGGCTTTAGCCGCAGGCCCTCGTGCCGCTTCAGTTGTTTGCGCAGCAATCGTCGATCCATGAACACCTCTATTACTTGGGCATAAAAAAGCCCGCATCCAGTGATGGAACGGGCTGTAAATTGACAAAACGTGCAAGATAGCCGAAAGGATACTCTCCTGTGACACCACGCTCAAGTAATCTAAGTGCTTTTTTAGTAATGTTTTACTTGCGTAACCGGGTTACACCCTCTAAGGTAAAGTCTAAATCACTGATCTGGAGGGATCACACCATGGAAACGACCGACACAATCAGATTCAACACCAGGCGCCAGTACAGCCCAGAGGGCCAGTTCATCGAGGCTGAAGTCCTCGATCGCAAGGGCGACATATTCGGAACAATTCTGACAGTGCGCTTTGCCGACCAGACCCGGGGCGTTTATGGCCAGGTGCGCGTGCACGACGACGACTTCAACCAGGCCGGAATCATGAGAGCCTACGACGATGGCCGATACTTATCTTTAGCCCCTTTCACCCTTTAGGCTCAACCAATCACACACGGAGCAACACCTATGAACGAAAATACAAAGCAAGAACGTCAGGTACTGACCGCTATAATGGACACCCTCGCCGAGTCTGGCTATCAGCTGGTCAACGCCTATGACGGCGAGGAGTGGATGGGTCACGACGTAACCGCCGACGCCACTTACGCCGAAGCTCTGGCCTGGGCCACGGCTGCCGACATGGGCGCGATACGCTACCGGGATAATCGGGGCGACCGCTTTACCCTGCATCTTGTGCTGGGTAATTCGCCCTGGGAGGTCGTCGCAGATATCAGCGGTACCGATCACGACGCCATCGAGCGGGGCAACCGCCTAATCATTAAGATCACCGATAAAGCAGAGGCGGCACTGCGATGAGCCGCTGCGACCGCTTCGCCGAAACCCTCGCCATGGTCACCGACAGCCAGCGCCCAGTACGCGGCGCTACGGCCACCCCCATCCAGTCGGTCACGCTGACCGGCATCGACGCTAAATCAAATGCGCAGCGGCTGGCTGAGCACACAGCACGGCGCGACAACGTGAGGTTTGCAGCATGAATGCCGAGATAACAGCAGTTCAAAAATTGACCCTTAGGGATCTCCAGGCTGATTTTCAGCTTGACTCTGTGACTGTAATTCTTGAGGACTTC